AGGGAGTATTCAACAACAACACAAACAAGAACAAACGTATCAGTTAGAATTATAACAAGTAACACCGTTTATACAATTGGCGGCGCAATGTCAACTGTAACAGAAGGTGGTAATGCTTACAATTATTTAACATTTACTTCAAGTCAATCATTCTCTGTTTATAAAGCACCAACAAGTAATGCTCAAATTTTACTTGTTGCTGGTGGAGGTGGTGGTGGTTCTGGTGCAAGAGCTTCTGGAGGTGGTGGTGCTGGTGGATTAGTAAACAATTCTATATCACTACAAAACTTTGCATCTTATTCTGTTGTTGTTGGATCTGGAGGAACAGCATCAACTAAAGGATCAAATAGTTCTATTTCTGTTGCAAACTCAGCGATATATGTTGCTTTAGGTGGTGGTTATGGTGGTCAATCCACAGGAGGTTCAGGTGGTGGTGCTAGTGCAGGAAACTCAAGCGACAATACACAAAATCCAGGATCTGAAGCGTTGCAACCGACAAGTATTTGGGGTGGTAGCGGAACTTCAGGCGGTCCATCCCTTGATGGTAGTGGAGGCGTTTCTGCTGGAGGTGGCGGCGGTGGTGCAAATACAGCAGGTGGAAGACCATATGCTGGAGCTGGATTATTAGTTTCATGGATAACAACAGCAGGAACAGATTCATTTAATACTGCAAACACATCTAATACTTTAGGATACTTTGCAGGTGGCGGTGGCGCAGGTACAGACTATTCAAGTTATCTTCCTATTCCTGGTGGTGTTGGTGGTGGTGGAGCAGGACTTTCATTTAGCGCACCAAGCGGATATGCAGATGGAAATCCAGGTTTAGTTAATACTGGTGGTGGCGGCGGAGGATCTGCCACAGCTCCTGGTCAAGGTGGTTCAGGCGGAAGCGGTGGATCAGGTATTGTTGTTATCAAATATAAAGTTGCATTATAAAAAATGCACAAATTATAGTTAATAAATACCCTAATAATAGGGAGTAAACCATGCCTGCCGTTACTGACAGAAAAACCTTCAAAGACTATTGCTTACGCAGATTAGGATTTCCAGTAATTGAAATAAATGTTGATGACGATCAAATAGAAGATCGTATTGATGATGCATTACAATACTGGCAAGATTATCACTTTGATGGTCTACAAAAAATCTACTATGTTCGCAGATTAACTTCTGGAGATGTCCAACAAAAATATTTGGATATGAGCCAAGTTCAAGACAGTTCCAATAATCATTTGGATGTCGTTGGTGTTACCAGAATATTTCCAATCTACGATTCACTTGCCACTTTTAATATGTTTGACCTGAGATACCAACTCCGATTGAATGAGTTGTATGACTTCACCTCTGCGTCCTACGTGAATTATACTTTGACCATGCAACACCTTAGATCTCTAGAGTTGATGTTCTCTGGAGAGACTCCTATTCGTTTCCAGAGACATATGCAGAAACTCTTTATCGAATGGTCTTGGGGAACTTCACAGGCACCAGTAGGAATGGTAGTGGTATCAGAGTGTTATGCCAATATTGACCCTTCCGTTTATAATAGAGTATGGAATGACCGTTGGATGAAAGAGTACACAACGGCATTAATCAAAAGAACTTGGGGAAATAACCTCAAGAAATTCTCCGGCTTACAATTGCCAGGTGGTGTCACAATGAACGGCGATAAAATCTATGAAGAAGCCGTTGGTGAAATAGAAAAACTAGAAACAGAAATGCAATCCGAATATGGTGCACCACTAGAATGGTTTATGAATTAAATGCCAACCAATCTTTATTTCAACAACTACAATTCTAATGCAGAACAAAGGGTCATTGAAGATTTAATAGTTGAATCTATCAAGATCATGGGCTTTGAGGCATTCTATTTGCCAAATGATAATGATATTGCAAGAGATTTATTATACGGTGAAGATCCTATTAAAAAGTTTCAATCTGCATATCCATTAGAAATGTATCTTTCTTCTGACCCATTGGATTACCAAGGTCAGCAAGAATTCTTTTCTAAGTTTGGTTTAGAAATTAAAGATTCTGTGAATGTTATGTTATCAAAACGTTCTTTTGCACAGAGAGTACCACAAACAATAATGACAAGACCCCGTGAAGGTGATCTTGTTTATGTGCCATTTTTAAATGGTACCGGCGAATTGTATGAAATTACTTTTGCAGAGCAGTCAAAAGATTTTCATATGTTGGGCCGCAAACAACCATATTTCTATGAATTGAAACTAGAGAAATTCAAGTATTCACAAGAAGTCATTGATACTGGTAATGAAGAAATTGATGTTATTGTAGAGCAAGATGCGTATACAATTAAACTCAATACTGGCCTTGGTAGTGGCACATATCAATTAAATGAAGTTGTGTATCAATCAAATGATGGAACATATGCAAATGCTATATGTCAAGCAGTTGTTCAAACTTGGTCACCAAACGAAAATATATTGTCAATCACAACTATTAAAGGTACTTTTGCAACAAGTATGAGAGTGATTGGCGTTACAAGTAATGCTCAATATTTCTTGACTACATATGATCCGTACTTAGATAATGTTTCAGATGAATCTTATGGAAATAAAACAATTAAAACAGAATCAGATTCAATAATTGATTTCTCTGAATCTAATCCTTTTGGTAATCTATAATGGCTGATATAACTTACAATAGAATGATAAGAAAAATGGTCGTAGGTTTTGGTAGCCTATTCGACAAAATAACTCTTGTTCGTTATAATCCAGATCGATCAGAACAGCAAAGAGTATTGGTACCTTTAACATATGCAACAAAAGAATTGTATGTTAGAAGATTAGAAGATGATCCAGATTTGCAGAAAAAAGTTCAAATTGCACTACCTCGTATGTCATTTGAAATGAATGGTTTATCTTATGATGTAACAAGAAAACAAAACACTAATATAAAACAATTTGCAAGAACTTCTGAAGGTGTTGTGTCACAATATAATCCAGTACCATACAATTTTGATTTTTCTTTATACATATATGTTCGTAATATGGAAGATGGTACACAAATCATAGAACACATACTTCCTTATTTCACACCAGATTATACTATTAAGTTAAATCTTATACCTGAAATGGGTATAACAAAAGAAGTGCCTATTATTTTAAATTCTGCAACGCATGATATTGTTTATGAGGGAGATAAAAATTCAGAAACAAGAATGATTATTTGGACTCTTAACTTTACGGTTAAAGGATTTATATTTGGTAAAATATCTGATACTGGTGGTTTAATCAAACATTCAATCACAAATATATTGAACGGATTGCAATCAACAGATATTGTGAGATTTGATATGTCTGCATCAGGAATTGGTAGTTATAAAATTGGAGAGTTTGTTTATCAAGGTTATACTTATCAATCTGCTACTGCAAGTGGAATAGTAGAAAGTTGGGAAAACGGAATATTAAAAATAAAAAATATACAAGGAAATTTTGTATCAGACAAAACAGTTATTGGCGCAGAGTCTAGTGCCAAATACACCTATACATCTTATGAAGTTTCTCCAGCATTAATGGCTAGAATAGACATTCGTCCAAATCCATTAACAGCAAATGGAAATAATGATTTTGATTATGACATCAGAATTAATGAAAGAGATGAAATAGAACCAGTTGGAGATTTGCACGTACAATTTGGTGCTGAAGAATTACAAGATAATTTATCCTTAAAAAACACAGACTTAGATTTACAAAAAAGGTATTAAAATGTCAAAGACCTTACAATTTAGAAGATATCATAGTTCAAATACCGATACAATTGTTGCATCCAATGGTGAAATTATTGTTGATCTTACCAGAAAAACACTCTCAGTTCATGACGGTGTAACTGCTGGAGGTTCCAGACTTGCAACAGAATTGTATGTAAATACCGCAGTATCTAATGCAACAACCATTTTACTTGGTGGTGCTCCTGGTGCATTAGACACATTGAAAGAATTAGCAGATGCAATCAGATTAGATCCACAATTTGGTAATACTATTCTTGCGTTTGCAAATACAAAAGAAAGTATTGCTAATGTTAGCAATTCAATTAATACTGTAACTGCATTGGCACAAGCTGCATTTAATTATGCAAACACTATACCTCTTATAGATTCTACAGCTAGAAATATAGGCAACTCTGCTTTTATACACGCAAATGCAGCTTACAATGCGGCAAATTCTTTTACAATAACAGTTAATGGTCCTTATGTTGACGATGCAGATGCGGCCAATAATTCTGTTGCCATAGGATCGTTGTATTATGTTTCAGGTGGTAGTGTAAAAGTAAGGTTAACATAAGATGGATTTTTTACTATGAGTGAATTTGATAAAAAAATGGAAGAAATATTTGATGTGACGCCAACGATGCCAGAAGAAAAAAAGGCACCGGTAGTGTTACAGCAACATTATAATGAGCCAGATTTAAAACAAGATTTGACTGATGCTTATCAGCAATCAAAAGAAAATTTACAAGGCATTATAGACCAAGGCAAAGATGCAATGGAAGAAATACTTAACATTGCAAAAGCAGGTCAACACCCAAGAGCCTTTGAAGTTTATGCAACTCTGTTAAAAAATATGACAGAGGCAAATGACAGACTTCTTAAAATACAAAAAGAAATTCGTGACATGGAAGGTGT